AACGAAAAAGCTGCGGAAATTATAGAAAATTTAGGAGGTACTTTTATTTCTATCTCTTTACCAGCACATTCACGGCTTGTTTCTTTTATCTTATCCCAAATGATTTGAGCAAGTTGGATATATTCGCGCCACGTGAACTTAATTTTGTTGTTTTCAAGGTGTACGTTTATTTCTCCAGCTAATTGGGCAAAATTCATTGAAAAGCATTGAATGTCACCAAGTGGACTTTTAACTGTATCAGCCGATTTTAAGGCTTCTTTTAAATTAGTCTGCATATTATTTATTTTAACGATTAAAAAATCTTGTAATTAAAACTCCCAAATTTACACCAGTGATCCGCTTAATATTTTCCGAAATAGAATAAAGCTCCACCGTTGCAATTAAGAACGCTGCCATGTACGTTATGTTAGGAAGGCTAAATGTATTCCTTGCACCCTCGAATATGAGGATGCCGCAGAAATAAACGACTATCTTTTCCATTGTTCGGTAAAGCCCTTTGCTATTTATCTTTTGCCCTTCTTTCCTTGCTGCCAGGATCCCCGTTGCCATATCCGCGAAAACCACGAAAACCGTAAAAATCAAAAATCCTTTAATCGGTATGAAGAAGGAAAATATCCATCCGCAACAAATGGCATACGTTATTTTCTCCCATCCAAGGTGCAAAAAGTTGATTAAGGTTGTTTTCATCATTCCTTTTTTATCAGCCTAACATCATTATCCACCGTTGCAAATTTACCATTAGCAAATTTATACAAGTCATATTTTACACCATTGAAATTAAAGGTAATTTGGTTGGTGAATGTCGAGAGTAACAGGTTGGTTGAAATAGAATATACTTTGCCGTTATCAGGATTAAAAATAAAACGGTTGGCATTGTTTATCTGTATTTCCCCCAGGATATTTTCCCCGTTAAATACCAATGTCCAATCGCCAACCATGTAGGCAGAATCTCGTTTAGCTGTTGAAACATATACTGAACGACCGCTTATTTGCTGATGCAAATTGTTGTACAAATTAATCCGCTTTACCGCTTTGCCTTTTAAAATCAATGGCTTCGCATGAATGGCAATCGTGTTGCTTTGCCTTTCGGCATCTTGTAAAAATTTCATTGCCGTTGTTGCGCTATCGCCATGCATTATTTTTGAAAACCCAATATTTCCATCGTCGTATTTTGTTTCGGTTACGATGTAATAATTATTACCATTTTTTTCAATGTAAACTGTATCGCTTACTATTTCTTGCGATAAGGCAAAGAAAGGAATCAGTAAAAAGAAAAGTATGTTTTTCATGTTTATTTGTTTTCGAGATTTATAATTCTTTTTTCAAGTGCCTTAATAAGGGCTTGTTGCTCTTGTATGGCTTTGGTAAGGATAGGAATAAGATTTTGAGGAGATATAACCATTTTTGAATCAATATTACTTTCATCAGTATATTTAACGATTGATTTTACAAATGTTTCAGTTGATAATGCTTTATCAACATCTTGAGCTATAAACCCAACTTCTTCAAATTCGCTAAAATTATTATCAGTATCATTTATAAAATTAAAAGTAACAGGTTTTAATTTGTTAATAATTTCTAAGCCTTTATTTAGTGGTGTAATATTTTCTTTAAATCTTTGGTCGGATGTTAATACACTTCCATTTGCGCTTACATTTCCGTTAACAGATAAAATTGAGGTACCTTGGTCTGTTGTATAGCCCATTAAAATTTCACCATTATTTAAAATTGTAAGCGCATTTTTAGGACTATTACTATTATAAACATCGATGCCAAAACTATGAGCACCAGCTGGGGAATTAACGTATTTGATTCCCCAATATGCATCATAACCAATTAAGCTGTAGTTTGTTTCGAATCCAGATTGTCCAATGTTAATTGAACTATTTTGTACAAGACTATTTATTGCATTATTAAACCTTGTATTACCTCTGACATCCAATGTATTTAACGGGGAATTAGTTCCAATTCCTATTCTCCTATTTGACCTATCCCAAAATAAACCAATAGCCGTGTCAACGCTTGTTCCATCGCCATGTAAAATATAACCATCAGGCATGGTTGTTCTATTCGTTCCACCATTTGCCACAGTTAAAGGCGTTCCTAAAGACATGCTACCCGTAAATAAACCATTACCATCAACATGAAGTTTTTCTGTTGGACTTGGAATGCCAACACCTAGCCTTTGAGTGCTTCCGTTATAAGCAAAGAATGTGTCGGTTGTCAATGAACCCGATGAAGAAACAAAAGGTATTCTATTTGGGGAGCCAAAATTACTAGCACCTGTACCTCCGTTGCCTGCGCCTAACACACCTGTAACGCCTGGAGTAATGTCTGCGCTTCCATCAAAATTAGCACCATAAGCCGATGCAAGATTCGTTCTTATATTTCTTGCTGTTGTTAATGTTGCTGCGCTGCCTGTTGTGTTTTGATTAAGCGTTGGAACGTTGGCTGCTTGAATGATGCCATTCCTTCCTGCTCGATAATAAGGTAATAACATTGTAGCCGTGTCAAGCGTTGAACCACCACCACCTCCTGCCAATGCCCAATATGTCGTTGTTCTGTTGTAATGGTAAAATTTACTATCAATTGTATCAAGAATGATGTACGCACTTGTATCGCTGAACGGCGTAATGATATTCGTATCATTTGCCACGCCTCGATACACCAGCCCGTCCGCGGTACTTTGTTCCCCAAGCGTTATTTTTTGGTTTCCGTTGTTTGGGTATTGCGCCAAGGCAAGACAAGGGAAAAGAAGAAGGAAAAGGAGTTGTTTCATGTTTATTTTTTTAGTTATTTCTTTGCATGATTATCCAATTTGTACCATCACTAACAAGTGTAACAAATCTGTATGACAATGGATTTATAATTGCAGTTGTAGGAGTTGAATTAAACGATATTGTAAATCCAATTATATTAGCAGAAGCGGATTGAACTTGCCCGGATCCTGTTTGTTTTATTATTATTTCTCTACCTCTATATGATGATGCTGCTGGCAATGTTACTGTTACTGTAGCATCTTGATGTATATTTAACCAAGTTACTCCTGTTCCTAATGAAATTGATGTTCCTGTAGAATTTACAATTACTCTTTCCAATGCCGTTGTTTTAATTCTACCTTGAAATTCTTTTTCACCTGCAAAAATTTGAGTACCTGTATTCACCACGCCCGATGCTCCTGTACCTGCATCCGTAATAGTAATATTTGGCGTAGCACCTCCCGATGATGACAAAGGAGATGAAGCCGTAACGCTTGTAACTCCTCCACTTGTTGCGCTCAATATACCGCCTGATAAAGATAAACCACTGCCCAGTGTAACTGTGGAAAGTCTATCGGTTGAAGATAGTCCTGCAAGCCTTGTGGCTTGATATGTGTAGTCTTTAAAAAATGCTATACCAGTAAATGTAGTTTGGCCTAAAAAAGTTTTATTACCTGTAAATATTTGCGTACCATCATGAGTAACGTATCCACTAACATTAACGCTAGCTGGGGTCATGCTAATATTAGGAGTAGTACCACCAGACGAAGCCATTGGGCTAGTTGCAGTAACATTTGTTACTGTACCTACACCTGCCCCAATAGCACTCCTTGTTTCAGCTGCAGTTAAAAGTGTTATTGTTTTATTTGCATTAACTTTTATAAATTTATCATTAACACTATTATCAGCTACTAACAATGCCTTACCAACTGTTGTAACTCCTAAATTAGTTAATGCAGCATCGGCAGTCGTTGCACCTGTACCACCATTTAATAAAGGTAAAGCAGTACCGCTATATGTAAGAGCTAAAGTGCCAGAAGTTGTAACAGGTGAACCGCTTACGCTAAATATTGAAGGTGCCGTTAATGCTACGCTTGTAACTGTTCCAGAACCGCCACCTCCTCCTGTGTATTGAGGAATATTTAAAGTTGAACCTATCAATGTGGCTGCTCCGCTAGTGCCTGTTGTAGTAAGCGTTATATTATTTTGCTTTGTGGCAAATCTTGTAGTTAAATTTAAACTTGTTGTGTCTGCATCTCTAAAATATGGATTTAACATATTCGTAGTATCAGAAATATTTACTTTTAAATTTATTCGTGAATTATAGTTAGAAAGCATTGCAGCCGTATCAATAATATTTAGTTTTAAATTAATTCGTGAATTGTAATTTGATAACATCGAAGCCGTATCAGAAATATTTAATTTGCCATTAAAAATAGTCCAATCTGTAGAAGTCAAATAGCCATTCCTGCCACTCGTAGCACTTAATAATTCTATTATTGGCGTGGTTGTTTTGTTTGTTATGGATATTGGATTCCCAGCCGTTGCCGAAGCATCCACCTCCGTCACTGTACCTGCACCAATGGCACTTCTAAAAGAAGCTGCATTTAAAGCAGAAATACTATTGTCAGCATTAAAACGAGGAAAGGTAATGGCGGAAGGATTTGTTAATGTGAACATTGATTGCCCTATCGTTGTGCCTCCTAAACTTGTTCTGCCTGTGGATGCTGTAAGTCCCGTAGCACCTCCATCCCATTTTAATCTATCTGTATAGGCTGTGTTCCAATTTGTGCTATTATTGGGAATAGATGTAGTCCAAGTTGTGCCAGTGCTTAAAGCTATTCCTGCCTCTGGATAAACTGGATTGCCTTGTCCAGAGGAAACAGATCCAATGCCACTAACGGTAACCAATGTATAATTTTCTCCAAGTTTAAAAGATGATGCTGCTACCTTTACCTTGTTTGTGTCAATAATAGAATATTGGTCATTTAATAACAACTGTCCATTGCGAAAGAGGAGAATAAACTGCCGTAGTTGAATAGGAAATTTACTTGTCACTGTCCAAGTCAATGTGTCTGTTGTGGCAGGTGTATATTCTTGTTTAAGTATTTTAATTGTATCTCCTCCTATTTCAACTGCTACAATGCTATCTCTGACAAAATCATATACTGTCGATGAATCAAGCCTTAAAGTTCCTGTTGTTGTTATTGTGCCACCTGTTAAGCCGTAGGCTGTTGCTACACTTGTAACTGTGCCACTGCCTCCAGTGTACTGTGGTATATTTAAAGTAGCACCTGTTAAGGTTGCAGCTCCGCTTGTTCCAGTAGTAGTTAAAGTGATATTGTTTTGTTTTGTGGCAAATCTTGATGTGAGGTTTAATAAACTTGTATCTGTTAATTCCATTAATACCGAAAGGTCAGCTGAAATCGTGCCCGTTGTTGTTATCGGGTTAGGCGAAACAAGGATACCAGTACCTGCTGAAATTGAGGTTAAACTTCCCGATCCACTACCACCACCACCACCACGCGGAAAAATCACCGTGTAATTTTCCCCTGCTTTATAAGATGATGCGGATATAACTACGCTTGTTTTTGTTGGTACGGTGTATTGATTTGGCATTAATATTTGACCATTTCTATACACTTGTAAAGAGGTAGTATCATTTACAACTAATGTATCTGTCTGTGTCCAAGTCAAAGTTGAGGATGAAACATTCCTAAATTCTTGCCTTGCATAAAATCTTCCCGTTGTATCTGCGTATGCTTTG